TCATTCGCGCGGTTGATAAAGAAAGTCCATATCTTCGGCACGTAAATTCCACTTTTCCGCGATCTCACGTACTTCACCCGCATGAAGCAACACGTTCTTAGCTGGGGGAAACAAGCTCGCATAGTGATGTGCGAAGTGCCCTATTAGCATGACGATGGTCTGCAGGTAACCTGACCCCAGCATGTACTGCTCTTTCAAGCTGACCGCTTGACCATTCTGAAGTGCACCGATGAAGTCACTGTGGACATGGCCGCTTAAGAAGGGATAGATCGAGGTGAAGTAGGTTCTGTGCAAACCAGCCTCCACCGCCAGATCGTTCCAGTTCCAACCTACGCCCCAGTCGCCCTTGCGCAAGCGTTTTCGCTCGGAATCAGTATAGTTTTGGAAGTGCGGAGAGCTCTGGATCAACGGCCACAAAGCGGAAGCATCGTCTTCGGCTACCTGTCGGGATGTCCGAGCGTCATCCGTGGTGTCAGCCAACTTGCTCCGTTTTTTCCACCCACAATACTCCCAAATATTATGTCGGAACTCCTGCAGCGATTCATTTCCGCCGCTGAGAAGCCAGGTCATTACTAGATAGTTTTCAAGCGATGAGCGAGTCAGAACCGCTACTGAAGAATGGTCAATAAAGCTGCCCGGTGGGATGATCCTATTTTGAAAGGGAGAGGGTTCCAGTAAGATTCGCGCAGAACACATATGACGGAAGAGTTTCTTTGCCAAGTCATGCTGACTGAACATCCATCCAGGAGGGTTGGCTGTCGGATCATGCTGTGTTGCTTGAGCAGTGATCATTTCTGCCATGAGCCCAATCAGCAGACCAAATTCCCTTTCAAGCTCTTCCTCTCGTTGATATAGCATCCGTTCACCACCCCGTTATCGTCTGTTCATTCAGTGTATCAGTTCGTCAGTTGCCGCTGCCCCGGCGCCCCCGCACCCTCTCACCTATGCAGATTAAACATGTCGTTGGCTGGGATCTGCTCAGTCCGCAGAAGGGGATACGATAGGGATGCTCAAGTCATAGACGTCCATCATCTTGGGGTCACGGTGGCCGCTGGCTTCCTGTTTATCTGCCCGGTTACCTGTCGTGTCAGTGATGCCACGTCGCTTTAAGTCGTGGAGAGCAAACCGTTGTTCTGGCGCGATGATGTCGTCTGCGAGTGCCAGGGTGATGAATCGTTGCCAAGCTGTATCGAGACTGGACTTGCGGAGCGGGCCGCCGTGACTGGCCACGATGATGTTCCGACGTGATGGCTGGATCGGAATTACGGTTTTGCGTTTGGTCCATATCTTGGTTCGATATGCCTTCGCGTTATCCCAGGCTTTGCGCAGCCGTGGCGTCCAACGAACGATATTGTCGCGGCTACCCTTGCGACGGTTGGTCAGGATCCCGCTCTCTAACTCGTTTTCGTCGGTAAGGGTAACGACCTCGATGCCGCGCAACCTGCAGAGGTAGGCCAGTTCCATGACGTAGCCTAGGTATTCAGGGCAGCCGCCTTTTTCGTTGCGCTGCAGCAGTCCCCGGGCAACTGCCCGGTCGATAAGGGCGTCCATGACCTGGTGGTTCGGCAGACGGCGCTGTTTGCGCTCCACGGGCGCCTCAATGCCAAGGGCTGGGTTCACTTCCAGGAAGCCGCGGTTGCGTGCCCACTGCAGTACACGGCGTAGGTAGCGTAGAGCATGAGCGGCTTTCGATGGCGTGCCTTCGTCCGCCAGTCGGTCAACGATCCGTTGCACTAGGGCAGAAGTGAATTTTCGAACAGCCAGATCCCCCAGCGGCTTGCCCAACTTGGTGGGAATGTTCAGAAGGACATCGCGGGAGTAGCAGTAATCGTCATGGGTTTTCGAACTGAGTTTCTTGTACCGATCGCTGTCGTGGAACTGCGCGCACACGTGGCGGAGCGTTCCCCTATCGACGTTGGAAGCCTCGTCCATAATCTGGTGCAGCTCAGCCAGCGAAACGCTAACCGGCGCAATATTGCGCCGGCGCTGTGTGCCCGTCTCGTCGCGATGAAGGGTGTACCAGACTCCATCGTTTCGGTGGTCGAAGTAAACGGCCGCTGGGAGAGCGGCCTGGTCGATGTGAGTGGGGATGTGCGGGTTGTGCTTCCGCTTCCTTGCTTTCCTCATAGGATGTCGGCGTCGTATCGCTCTGCAGCGGCAGGCTTCATGCCTGCGGCTTGGTTGATAAGGTCCAGCGTTGTCCAGGGCCCTGTCCGGCCACGGAACAGGCGAACGCCCTGGTCTATCAGCGTCCGCTCAACATCAGACCGGCGTTGGTAGCCAGTGATGCGCTGCAGGTCGGTGAATACCAGGACGTTGTCCGATCGGGAGTTCATTGCTAGCCCTCTGTAAGCTGGAGCACCCCGGGCAGTCTAGCGCTGCGACCGGGGCTTGGTTATTAGAAGTTGGGATGCAAACTGCTGGATCTATTGGCTCGTTGATTACCTGAGTTTTGTATGTAGTCCCCCTCAAACCTTGAATTGCCAGCACCGCACGGTCTGCGGCACGGGTTGCAATGGAGTACGCGCCTGCAGGTTGGCCCGGATCGCGCTTTCGGTGGACTTGCTCGCTTCGATCAACTTGTGTGTCCGGCCGTCTTTGAGCATCCGGCGCAGGGTGGCGAGGTCGGGGATACGCTGGCGGTGGTCATGGGCGACCTCTGCGAACTGGTTGAGGTTGATGGCAATGACGCCTGGGTTTTTGCTGTGGTTGACCAGGGGGGCACCCGGGAGAGATTCCAGGTAGTCGTAAACCTGCCAGAAGTCGTTCAGTTCCTGTGGATCGGTGGTGATTGCCGCCTGGCGATCGTTGGCCATCCCGGTGATGTATTTGCGTGCTTCGCGCACCATGTGTTCAGGCACCTGCATCACCAGCTGCAGACAGTCCACCAATGCAAGCAACATGCTGTGGTTACGGATGATCCGATCCGACGAGAGTTTTTTACTTGCCCATAGCTCGGCCCGGTACTTCGGATACATCTCTGCAAAACGCGCCATCACCTGTGGTTCAGCCTTCATCGCCTTGACCATGAAGTGGCTGACGTCGCCCACCTCTGTCTGTACCAACGAGTCAGCTGCTGCGCGGCTTGCCTCGGTGATATTGGGTTTGGCGAAGTACAGTTTTGTGATCCGGCTAAGAATTGCTTCATGGCCCGACACCCCCGCGTTTTGTGCAATGACGATGGACGCACGAAATGGCGGTTCGTAGGTGTCGTTGCTGTTGTTTTTCACGCCACGGGTTCGAAGCAGACCGCCGCCGTAGTAGTCCTTGAACTCGTCCCATTCGAACGATTTGGCATTCTCTGCATCGGTGTTACGGTCTGCCTCAAGCAATACCAACGGTATGTTCGACACTTGGCCCATTGCTCGGCTACGGCCTGAAATAGAGCCCTTCGCCGGGTCGAAACCCTCATAGAGACGGCCGAACAATTTCCAAAGAAATTTGATAAGCGTAGTTTTGCCTGAGTCCGGCTCGCCGGACATTTCAAGGAATGGAAAACTTTCATAATCGGCACGGATTTGTTCCGCGAACAAGGAGCCGAACCAATACGTCAGGGCTACCAAGCCCTTTTCCCCGAAGCACAGCCAGAGATTGGGTAGCCAGTCGTCGCGATAGCCCTTCGAAGCGCTGGCAATGTTGATCTTGATCGACTTCATTAGGCACTTGACGCGGACCTGGCCAAACTCAAAGTAGTCTTCGTCGTTGGCTTTGTAGACGTTCCCGCCCTGCACCGCGATGTCGTTGAAGATGTAGGCTTTGTGCTCTTTGCTGTACCCCAGAAAGTCGATCGTCTCGACCGTTTTCAAGCGTTCAGTCTGACGAACGATGATCTGGTCCAGGTGCTTTTGGGTGCCGAGCCAACTGGCGCTGGCATTCATCAGGCGCGCCTTGAATTCGCTGCTGGAGGAAATCTGTTTAGGGGTGAACGTATGTTTTTCAGGCGCGTTGTCGCTGGGTGTATCCACCTGGAAATAGAACCAAGCGTCGCCGGTTATATCGTTCACCTGTTTGTAGAGAGCCTGGAAGTTGCAGTTGGCGATCAATTTCAATGCACAAACCGACTCCAGAACCTTGTCGCGTGCCTGTCGGTCATTCAGTAACTGGTCGTCGTGATCATCACTTTTGAGTAGGGCGCGTTGTTCATCTTCCAGCTTAGAAAGGTCGAACTTCGCCCAGTACATCCGGCTCCCGAACTCAAAATGGAATTCGGAAGTAGCGTCCTCCCAGGTGTACATCAGAATGGCCTTATCGCGTGGTGAGGGCGCCAGGAGCAAATCACCTTCGTGGCGTGCGATTGCAAGGTCGCGGCTACGACGCTGATCGCGCGTGTCGGCTTCTTCAAACCCCCAACGCTGATGCTGATCGTTCCAGTCAACCTTGCGGCCGTCGCGTTGTGGAATAAGGGCAGCGGTACAGCTGAATCCGAGCTGGCGGGACATCTTGACCCAACGCTGTAGGTAGTTGCGGGCGGTTGGCTCGTTGTCCAAGGCCCACACCAAGCGTGGAAGGTTACCTTTGCGTTGCTCCACAAGCTGCTCTAAAGCGTGCGCGGGGAAACTCACGCTCGACATCGCGGAGACAGCGTTAATCCCGTTGTGCAGCAACGCGATGGCGTCAAAGATCCCCTCAACAATCCATAGCTCTTCAACGGTGGCCAGATCGACGGATGGGGGGCACCACCAGTGGCCATAGGCGCTGTACTTGGGTTTAAAGCGAGCCTTCATCTTTCCGAAGCGGGCCGGGCGATCAATCAGGCGTTCCCAATAACCATCATTTGGTAGAGGGAAACGGATTGTGGCGCTGGATTCGCCCGTTTCGTGGTTTACGTAGTTCTCCTGGGTGAACCAGCCGGTCAACGGTCCCACGTCGAAGCCGCGGGCAAACTCCAGGTACGCACGTGCCGTTACCGTCGGATCGTTGTCTGTCGCCGGTGCGCGCTTGCTCCAGTCCTCAAACAGATCTTCGTACAGATCCTTTACATGTTCGATATGGCCACAGCGTTCAGGCCGGCCACAGCGGATCTGCCAAGGATTGTCGTACCGGGCGTATAGCTCTTTCTTTTTGCATTTTGGGCAAGTACCGCCGCGCATGTAGTTGGAGCCGGTACGGATCTTCAAGTCGAAATCGAACTGCAACCGCTCGATGACTTGGGCACGGATATCATCTTTCATCAGGGACATTATTTCGCTGCCTTTAGGCTGTGAGAGAGCGCGGCCATGAGGCGCTTTTGCGCTGACATCACCGGGACATTGGCGAGAATTGCGCCGTGGCGAAGACCGTCCGCAACAAGGCGGAACTGATCGGCGTACCAGTGTTCATTGAGGCTCAAGCGATACTGTTCGCGCAGGTTGGCAAGCAACGCTTCGGCCTCCGCTGGAGGCAGCTGTGTGGTGACAATTACGGCGTTTGCCATCGTTAAACCTCAATTTCGGGCGCAGTTCACCCAAACCCACGGGGTGTGGAGTCGGCGATCGGTTGGGTTGGGTGTTACGAGTTTGTGGAGCGCAAACGCACGTTGTCAGGCGCAGTCAAAATGCGTTCATAGATCAGGCTGACGGGTACGGACCAGCAAATCCCTCTGATGGGATCTTTGATTACCACCACAGTGGTGTTGCTGTAGTCCAGATCGAGGCGTTGACGGCAAGCGACTCCCTGCAGCTCTAAATGGGCAAGGGAAGTTAGCTTGATTGCAACTGATTCGAATACGTTGAAGGTGGCCACTAGGTGGTTGATGGCGCGGTTAAGAAGTGCCGACAGATCGCCCAGGTGTTCGGCTTGATGGCGCTCAAGGAAAGCCAGTGCGGCGTTCTGTATGCATTCCTGATAGTCCAGGATATTGGTCTGAGCGCTCATATGGTTTTCCCCGACTTGGAGCGGTAGAGGTCGATGGCGGCATAAACTTCGGCAGTCCGTGCTGCCAGGTGCAGGATGTGAGCGTTCTGTATGGCCTGGGCTTCGGCCTCGGTTATCACGCCATCATCAAGCGCCTGAGCAATGATCTGATCGACCGTTCCCCGTTTGGCGGCACTCTGTATAGCTCGTGTGTACATCTCCACGTTGTCCAGGTTTTCGGGGCTGGTAACAGGTACGAACATGCCGCCGTACATCGCCGCCACGTAGTTGGCCAAGTGCTGGGTGCCGGTGACTTGCTCCAACTGGAAGATCTGCACGTCTGTTAAAGGACGGCAGTTGTTGTTCTCATAGGCGTGGTTATCAAATTTCTTGAGCGGTAGGCCGATCTGGGCGGCGGCGCATTCGCGGCCTCCTTCAAAGATGCAGATAATTGCACTGACCACTTCACGGCGTGTTTTTAGAACCGTACTTTTCATTTTCTGCTGGTCCCTCAGTGAACTGGTCATTACTGTGCAATTACGCCGTCTTTGATACCCAAAAGGACGGCGGCGCGATGTGCCTCCCCACGGCGACCTTTTCGACGCCCGTTTAAAAGGTCGCTGACCAAATTTTTGTTCAGGTCATGAATTCGGCAAAATTCAGCGATGCTCATGCCCTTTCTATCAAGGGTTGCGCGGGCTTGCTCCGGTGTAACGGGCGCGGGCATAGTGTGTTCACTCCTGTTGAAACGGGTTGTTTTGTGTTCATTGGTGGTGATTATGCACGTTAATTTGGTCTTGTACAGGGGTGTTGCTTGAAAAATTGTGCATCTGACTCAGGGAGTGATGATTCTGTTGGCGACCGTTTGCGTGAAGAACGTATTAGGTTGAACCTAAGTCAGGAGGACTTAGCGCAAGCAGGGGGTGTGAACCGCAATACCCAAGGAACCTACGAGCGAAGTGGCCGGAATCCAGACACGTCATATCTCGCCGGCGTTGCGACGTTGGGAGTGGACACAATTTATGTGCTTTGTGGTCGACGGTTCGTAGGCGCGGGACTGAGCGACATAGAGGCGAAAGTGATTGAGAACTTTCGAAGTATCCCCGAAGACGACCAGCGCACGATTGTTCGGATTTTGAAAGCCATGGCTGACGATGTTGCACGACAGCCAAAGTGAAACCGTTCGTAACTAGGTAGGGCATTTTTTACCTTTTAACTTTAAAAGTTATGCGGTGCCGATACCTTCGATCCAGCAATGCATTTATGGAGAAATACGCATGTTGGATCACGTTAAAATTGACTGTATGGCCTCGAAAACCGAAGACCCTCGCTGGAATGATCTAAATGAACTTGAGCGTCGTTTAATTGAACTCATCCGGTCGATGAGCGAGCGAGATCAACAAAAAATTCGCAGAGTTACTGAAGTTATGGTCATGAGCTACGGGAAGAAGGATCGTCAGTAGCTAATGGCGAAAATTCAACCGTCGGCTAATGACGTCGGCGGTTGTTACTCAAGCGGCAGGCTGCGATCCCAGTCGTTCAAATAACTCGCGTTGCTGGCTTCTTGGCAATTCTCGAAGTCGGTCATAGAGCATCCGCTCAAATGTTTGGGCTGATGGGCTAATAGTGTGTGAGAAAGTGAGATTCGCGACCCATGTATGGCCGCATTGGGCATCAAGGCACTGGCAATAAAGTTTTGCGAAATCCTCTGAAAGTGCCTCCCTGGAGGCAATTCGACCCTTATGTCCGCACTTACAAGTAACTCGCATTTATCCCTCCCCAGGGTGTGGCAACGCGCTATTATTTTGCCAGACAAAAATGTGTTTAAAACTGTTGGTTTAAGTTCATATAGTTGAAATATCTATATTTTCTGAAATTCGCCACGTAAATCGTCTGTCCCTTCGCAACGCCTCGTTCACCTGGTCGAATAGCTGGCAGATCGGCCGGATCTCGTTGCTGGTGTATACCCGATCAATCTTCTCGATATCCCCAAACCCGCCACTGTTTTCCGGGATGATCCCGGCCAGGGCAGGGTTCATACGCCAGGCAGCAATAACGTCGTTACGGGTGATGTTCTTTACCTTCTCCAACTCGTCCTTGGCCTGGAAGTCCCCCACGGGGATGATCTGGATCGCGTTTTCCTTACCGTTAGGGATGTTGACGAACATCGAGCGGAAGTTGCCCACGCCCTTGCTGGCGCTGATCTGGGCGCGCAGGTTCTCTTCGTCTTCCTCGGTCAAGTCGGGGTCGTTGGTGTAGAAGATGTAGCCCGCGTGCGCGCCGTTGCCGTAGTAGCGCCGGCGGAACAGAGTCGCGGCTTCATTGAGCAACAGCGCCTGCAGGCCGCCCAGGTAGTCGGGCACGCCGTAGATGTTCTGTTCCACGTCGTAGTCCAGGACGTGCTCGACCTCGTCTTGGTTGAAGTCCATGTACTTGTTGTCGGGTAGCAGCATTCTGAAACCGCCATCTACCTTCACCCGCATATTGATCGCCGGCAGGTGCTGCATCTCCAAGACATGGCCAAAGGCATTGCTGTCGCGGTAGAAATACGCCTCCCCGAACACCATGTAATCCAGGCCCGCCCGGCCCATGGTCTGCGTGCTGCAGCCATCGGACGGGATGAATTCACGCAACAGCAAGTTGCGTTTGAACTTGGGGATTGCGCCGTGGTGCGCGTTGGCGCGCAACAGCTTGGCCAGGCCCGCCCGGGATACCGGCGGTTTGTAGATTTCGCCGTCGTCGCTGGGAAATACCCCCAGGTACTCGCCGATGTTGCCGGACAGCACTTGTTCCGGCTCCCCGAAGGTGAACGCCCGCATGGGCTGTGGCTGTTGCACCTGCTGGTTGGCTCGGGGTTTTCTGCGTCGTTGCTTGGGCATGGTTTCCGCTCGTGACGTAGCGGCTACGGCGCCGCTTGTTGGTGTTCAGGGGTTCATTGGCCAGGGCGTGCATCACGGCCCAGGCAATATCGGCGTGGCCGGTGGCGTCGGTGCGCGAAGCGCTGTAGGTGACCTGGCCGCTGGTGGTGGTGCCGCGCTTGATGGTCAGGAAAGCCTGGGCGATATCGGTCCAGCCGGCGTCCCACTCGATGCGACTGCCCTGGATCGTGTCCTGGGCCTTGAGGACCAAGGTGTTTTTGGTCTCCAGGCTGTAGTGGATCGGTGTGGCCTTCGCGTAGAAGTCGCGCACCAGGTCGAACACGCCATAGCCCACGCCGGTGATGTCGATCCCGATGTGTTGCACGTTGAAACGCTCGGTAAGTTTTTTGACCTGGGCGGCCTGGTAGGTGAACGAATGCCCACGCCAGCTGTGCTTTTCCAGGATGCGGAATTTCGCCCCAGGTTCCAGCGGCGGGGCGACCACCACGCAGGTGGCGTCGTCGCGGGTTCGGCTTGGGTCGTAGCCCAGCCAGACAGGGCTGTTGCCGAAAGGCCGATCCAGTTCAGGGTCGTAGTCTTCCCATAGCGACAGATCGGAATAGCACCGCTCCAGATCCTTGAGGCCGAACGCGCTCTGGCTGCTGTCGATGAACTTGCAGTAGAACAGCTGCTGGAATTTGT